CGCTGCACACTTGACTGCCTTAGAAATCGGCAAGCGATACAATATTCCTGTGCGAATTGTTACATTTAGATCAAGTTTCGATACCTTGGTGAACATGGCTGCAAACAATGGTGCTAACATAACACTTGAACGAGTGTCCAATTACGAAAACTTCAAAGACAAAAACAAAAATTTGCAGATGATTGCCATGAGCTGCCCACAGCGACATCCAGCAGCACCAAACGTAAAAACAATGAAGGAATATGGCATCGATACTCCTTATGTTTGGCAACAAGTTGTTGCCAGCAAAGACATGTCTAAGGAGCGACAGGCTGAAATTTCAAACATTTTCAAAGAAGCTACGCTGTCTATTGGACAAAAACAAATTCAAGCACTGAGTGATCAGATTCCGCCAATTTTTGACGGTGTTCAGTCGCAGACTCACTATCATCAAAGTTTTGCCAAACTAAAGTCTTATCGCGCAAAATATAAAAACGAAATCAATGCTGCCAGATAATATGGAAGTCATCTCAAGACATTGTCTCAATCCCAATCTATTGATCTATCAACATGACTCATCAAGTGAGTCATGTCCACAGACTGATGTTTTTGACTATCAAAAATTCTGTCTGATGATCAACTATTGGAAAGTCATGCTGGTAGATCGATATCAAGCTCAACCAGGTCAAACTTGTTTGCTAGATTTTGTAGTTTTGAATGTTTATTACTACAGTGCTTTGTTTGCCGCGGCTGAGCTAGGGCTGGTATTGATTGTTGACCTTCCGCATTGCTATAGTGACGATGACATCCAGAGTTACAAAGTCAACATGCATGGCAAGATTGACTTTATTATCTCGCAAAAAGCCAGATACGACGCCAATCGTCCTGGGCATTTACCTTACGATATAAAAAGAAACAACCATATAGGCATCAACTTGGTGTTTCAAGAAGATTTTGATTCATATAAGATTCAAAATCACGATCTATGGGCTAGTGTGGCGGAAAAAATTTACTGCCGACCCAATGATCCATTGATATATTCTTCCAGCAGTGGCACAACTGGTGTGCCAAGAAAGACTGTAAATTCGCATCGAAAAGTCAACTTGATGGCTTACAGGCTTGGGAAGTTATTGGGCTTTAGTCCCAACGACAAAGTTTTGCATACAAGAAACATCCACCACGGTGCTAGTATGTGTTATCATTTTTTACCCGGTTTTATGATTGGTAAAGAACAATACACTTATACAATGCAAAGTTATGATGAGATTCCCAGGATTATCAACTTTGTCCAAGAACACAGTATCAACCAATTGTTTTTGTACACTGCTACATTCTTGACCGATTACTTGCAACAGACTCCCGCAGTTGATCATCCGGTGAACATAACCACACTTTACCAGATCACCCCAGAAGCACTAAAATTGCTGAAACAAAAAAATATACAGTCTATTAGCTCTCCGTTTGGAGACACAACCATTGGCTTGGGATTCTTTGTCAAGACAGCAACACAACACACCGACGAAAAGACCTACGATGTTACCAACATGGGTCCAGCCAGCGATGATTTTTATCTTTGCGAACTGAGAGACTCGCGTTTGTTTGTTAGCTGCCCCACACTCAATGAAGATTGGACCACTAGCAATGATTTGTTTGATTTGATCAATGGCAACTTCTACTTTAGAGGCAGGGCCAACAACTACAGAATCAATCACGAGTGGATCAAGCTAAACGAGCTTGAGTCAAAAGTCAAGTTGCTGTTTGGCCACGAAGGCGCAAACATTGTAGTTGATCAAGAAATGCAGAAAATATATCTTGCGATCTGGAAACCCAACGACGAAGCTGAACGTGCGCTGGATGAGTTCTTCGAAAAAGAATACGAGCATGTCAGAATAGGATATGTTTTACGCAACGAACCATTTGAACATTTTTACAATAGCCGAAAAATCGACAACTCTAAGATACGAGAAGTTTGTCGAGTTCGCCTGGGTCTGAGCACGTAATGTGTTTACAAACACCTGCAGTTTTGCTACAATTGTTTGTCCACGGAGCTAAAATTTGATTCATTTTAAAACACTAACAGTTCGAAATTTCATGAGTGTAGGTAATGCCACGCAAGGCATCGACTTTGATCGCAGAGACCTTACACTGGTGTTGGGGGAGAACTTAGACCTAGGCGGCGATGGTAGTCGCAACGGCACAGGCAAAACAACAATCATCAATGCCTTGAGTTATGCATTGTATGGCAATGCTCTTAGCAACATTCGCAAAGACAACCTTGTAAACAAAACCAACGCCAAGCACATGCTGGTAAGTTTAGACTTCTCCGTAGGCGGCAAAGAATACAAGATTGAACGTGGCCGCAAGCCCAATGTGCTCAAGTTCTATGTTAACAACGAAGAGCAAACTGCCACAGACGAAGCACAGGGCGACAGTCGCGAAACACAGGAAGAGATTGAACGTATTCTGGGCATGAGTCACGATATGTTCAAACACATCTTGGCATTGAATACCTATACCGAGCCTTTCCTAAGTTTAAAGGCCAATGAGCAACGTACTATCATTGAGCAGTTGTTGGGCATCACACAGTTAAGTGAACGTGCAGATCGCATCAAGGAACTCAACAAAGCAACCAAAGATGCTATCAGTCAAGAAGAGTTTCGTATTCGAGCTGTACAAGAAGCCAACAGGCGTATTGAAGAACAAATTGAAAGCCTACGCAAACGACAGGTGCTGTGGGTCAAGAAACGTGATGAAGATGTGCTACAGCTATCACAGGCAATCGAAGCTCTAGAGCACATCGACATCGAAGCCGAAGTGCAAGCACACAGAGATCTTGACAGTTTTCAAAAGAAGCGAACTGCTATCGACGACTGTACCAAAAACATTCGTTTGGTGTCTACAGAAATTGCCAAGCTAGAAAAGTCCAGGCTCAAGCTCGAGCAAGATCTTGCTTCCTTAAACGCACACAAGTGTCATGCATGCGGACAAGACGTTCACGATCACAAACACGACGAAATCAAACAAGCCAAGTTAACAGAGCTAGGCGAAGTCAACGAGTCCTGGCAAGAAAAACGCAACGATCTTGTAGAGTACGAAAACGAACAAGACGACCTAGGCGAACTGGGCACAGCACCCACAGTGTTTTACGACACATTAGAAGAAGCCCTGAATCACAAAAACTCTGTAGATAGCTTGCGCCGTGATCTCACAAATCGTCAAAACGAAACAGATCCCTACGGTGAACAGATCGAAGACATGCAGGGCAAAGCATTACAGACAGTAAGCTATGACACACTTAATGAACTTACACGTTTACAAGAACACCAAGAATTCTTGCTAAAACTGTTAACATCCAAAGACAGTTTTGTTCGCAAGAAGATCATTGATCAAAACCTAAGTTACTTGAATCAACGTTTAACGCACTATTTAGATCGAATCGGACTGCCACACACCGTGAAGTTCCAAAACGACCTGACCGTGAGCATTGAAGAACTAGGACGCGAACTAGACTTTGACAACTTATCGCGTGGTGAACGCACACGACTGATCCTTTCAATGAGCTGGGCATTCCGTGATGTGTGGGAAAGCCTGTATCATCCCATCAACTTGCTGTTCATTGACGAACTCATGGACAACGGCCTGGACACACAAGGTGTAGAAAACGGATTGGGCTTGTTGAAGAAGATGAGCCGCGAACGTCACAAGAGTATCTGGCTGGTAAGCCACAAAGACGAACTTGCAGGCCGCGTAGAGAACATTCTCAAAGTGGTCAAAGAAAACGGCTTTACACAGTACAACACCGACGTGGACATGACATAAAATTAACATTTAGACAGGCAGCAGATAACTAACAATGGATGACATGGCTTTACAACAATCAACCCGTGGAAACGCTCCCAGAAGATTGCGTGGGCTTTGTCTACATGATCACCAATATCACCAACGATCGCAAATACATCGGCAAAAAACTAGCAAAATTCTCTCGGACTACGCAACGTACAGTCAAACTCAAGAACGGCACTAAAAAGAAAAAG